GTGGTTATATCGTGCAAGGTAATATTACAATTTTAAATAAATTAAAAAGAACTGATTCTATAACTGGTTTAGATGTTTGGTATAAAACAGTTATTAAAAGTTGTACTTATTCAAGAACTAAAATTTCCAATGTTAATGGACAAGTTGTTTCAATGGGAACTCAATTTACAATCTTGATTCAGTTTACTAATAAATATATGCCTTATTATAAATGGAAAGAATTAGAAAATAAGGATGCTTATTTTACTTTATCAAACCAAGATATTATTATTTTAGGAGAAATCGAAGAAAAAGAGATAACTCCTAATAACATAGTTTCTATTAGAAATAAATATAGTCCAAATGCTTGTGAAATTAGAAATATTGAAGAAGTAGAAAATAAATTTGATACTCGTTATCAATTTAGGGTTAATGGTATTTAGTTATGAAAGTAAAAATAGAATTAAGTCCATCAAATACTATAATTGCCAAGTTACTAAATGAAAAAGTAGGTATATATTTAGCTGAAACATGGGCTAAAC